AAAAGTATCTTGGTGTTGTTGTACCTCTATCAACCGTATATTTTACGGAAATTGTATCACCAACTTTTAAACCCGTTGTAGGTGTTACTGATTGGTTGATTGTTAATTGTGCGTGTACGTTGAATGTTAATAGAGATAGTATAATTATCCCTAATGTTACACATAATTTCCTCATGTTATTTCTCCTCAAATAGTTTGGTGATTAGTTTATCACAACTTTTCTTAAGTGCATTACTTAAACTTGTTTGACTAAAACCACCACCTTCACCAATAATCAATGTACTAATTGATATTTCTGAGGAGGACTCTTCTACTATAACTACTTTGTCTTTCTTTCCTTCGGATTTAAGAACTCCACGTAAACGAATTACTACTGCTTCTTCTCCACTATGAAAAACTGATATGTTCTTTTTTGTAGTTAGAACATCTAAAAATATAATTTGAACTGATACTTTATTTGGTGCATCTGAAGCTAAGTTATATCCTTTATCTTGTAGATATTCCTCTAAAATATTTTTAACACCGAACTCTAATTTACGATTTCCGGCTAACTTACCGATTTTTACTTCATTGGTAACGGATTCAATTGTTACTTGCTTATCAGCATCATACCAAATGTTTTCAGGTGAATTTTTAAATGTACCATCGATTCTCCATTCAATCCAATTTACAATATCTCTTGTCATTTCCGTTTTACCGGCAAATTCCAAATAACTCATAAACACTGCAAATAGCAATGCGAATACAAGCCATAACCCAAACAGGCATAAAAATGCCCATGCTAACTTTTCGCCAATATGTTGACGTAAGTTTACTAATTTTGCTTTCATATATTTACCCCTTTATTACTAATAAATATATGAAAGTATTTCTAAACTAAATTTTTAATTTTAGTGAGGTTATTAATTTTTTATCAATACCATATTTTTCACACATACCTTTGATTTGCTCTTTACCTTCTTTAGTTGTGTATAGAATATCTAAGTATTCATTTGCGTGCTTTGTAGAACAGGTATATTCTTTAACTACTAAGTCAACTACCCAATCTTCGTAATCATTTGCTCTCTTACCTTTGATATATTTTAGATAATATTTCTTTGGTGGAATCATATCACTAAAGAATTTATAAAAATATTCGTTAGGTAGGGATTGTACATATGGTTGTACTTCTGCTATCCACTCTATCCAATCAGGATTCATAGAGATATATCTTTGTATAATAAAATTACCAAAGGTTTTTTTATCATCATCGGAAATTTTCTTCCAATATTGTGGGTCTTGATACTCAGTCACAGCTGATATATGGTCAAATAAACCTAATCTCTTTGCTGCGGCTTCGTTTGTATCTTTTTTAATTTTGGCCATCTTCTGGTCTTAATTCTTTTGGTAATAAATCTTCAAATACATCACCACATTCAATACATAAATAAATTTCTACGGGTGTAATTTCTTCTTTACCCGTCGAACTTGCTAATGCACTTGATTTTCTAAAGTGTAATCCTGGTGAGAAAAATTGTCCACCACATTTACATTCCATTGCAGTTGTTTTACTCAAATCTGGTCCTGCTGAACTTTGTCCTAAATTACTTAAATCCATTGGTTGCATACTATATATTTTATCTGATTACCATTAATAAATCCATCTCTCTACATAAAAAATAATCTTTATCTCCTAATTTAATTTTCTGTACACTCATTTCTCCCATTGGTAATAATACTTTATCGCCTGGTTTTACTGTCATTGGAATTTTAGTTCCACTATGTGTGTATACACCATCTCCGGTTGAAACTACTACTGCTATTTTATTATCACCCGTCTTAACTGAATCTGGAATAATTATACCACCAATTGTTTTCTCTTTTGATTCTATTTCTACTAATACTCTGTCGCCTAACGGCTTTGCTAATTCAAAATTTTCTGCCATAATTTTTATTTTATAATGTTAATGATTGCGATGATTGTTGCCATAAAACAGATTTCTTTATCTATTACTAAAGCATCTCTAAATTGTCCTTGTGCTAATTCTAAGATTACGTTTGCGGTATTGCCCGCTGCATAATCATCTAATCTTTCATATAGTGCCGTATAAAGTTCTGCAAAATCATTTACTTTATTATCACCCACTATTTGTCTAATCTGCATATATGCATTTCTTTTTTCCTCACCACTTGCTAATAAATCTACAATCTTATTTTTGAAATCAGCTTGTAAGATTGTTTGTTTATCTACCTTTAACTCACCTTTAGATGATTGCAATTGACAGGTATTCATAATCCTTCTAATATCAGGATAGAAACTACTAATGATGTCTGCTACATCTTTAACATCGTATCTAATCCCTTCTTTATTTAGAATTTCAGTAACATGAACCGCTACTTCTTTCTTTGATGGTGGATTTACTGCAAAAGTTTGACAACGGGATAAAATTGGTTCAATAATTTTTTCATGATAATTGCAAGTTAAGATAAATCTAGTGTGTCTACTAAATGTTTCCATTAAGTTTCTTAAGATAGCCTGTGCGTTTGGAGTCATATAATCAAACTCATCTAATATGATGATTTTAAATCCTTTGAAACCTGCACCACTTGCAAAGTTCTTTACTTTATTTCTTACCGTCTCAACATTGTTCTCATCTGATGCATTGATTATCATCATATCACATTCAATTGTTTGTGCTATAATTTTAGCCAATGTAGTTTTACCTGTCCCAGCTTTACCATATAAAAGTAAATGTGGTACATCATTGTTATCTAAGTAGGATTGTACTTTCTCTTTAAGAAGGTCATTACCTATATAATCTTTTAACGTTTGTGGTCTATACTTTTCTACCCACAATGTGTTTTCTGTTTTTGTTGTTTCCTTTTCAAAGAAGCTCATAATTTATATTTTATTGTTTACTATATCCTCTAAGATAGTATTTTTTTCAAACAATTCCAAACATTTTTGTCTATTTGTTTCTGCTACTATTTTTAGTTTATTAATTATATTATTATAATCAGTTATATCTAGATTTGCTAATCGTTTTATGTGTAAACTTAACTTATCATTTACATTATTTATATCCGAAAATACATCATTATAATCTATTTCTAATACATCTGAATAATTTTCAAATCCATTATTATTTAAAAAATCATTTGCTACCATTGATGCATTTATAAATGGTTTACCTATTAATAAATTATCTATCAATTTTTCACTTATATATCCATTTCTAAATCTATCATCTAAATATTGTTTATTTGTAGTTGATTCAAATACAATATTAATATCTGATTGTAGCGTGTTATCAATTAATTTTTTAATAAAATTATGTGTATCTGCAAATGGTGTGCTATTAAATTCATCTATTTCAATATCTTTATCTTCTATTTTTGTTACAAATATTTGTTCAGGTATTAATACACCTAAATTTTTAGATACATTTTTTAATTTATTTATGTAATATGAATTTATACTTGTTTTAATATTAGTAATATTTTTAAGTTTTAAGAACATATCCATTCTTTCATTTTTATCAAAGAAATTTCTTATAGATAAATCTAATCGGTATGGTTTTTTCGTATTAAAAAATATTTCATTACAATAAAATGGAGTGTGTAATACACCGCTAAAAAAATTAACTCGCATCAAATAACCAAAATCAAAAAAAGTATTAGGTGAACCGGATGAAAATATTATATGATTAGGTTGCAATTTAAAATTAGATAATAATCCCAATCCTTCCATTGTAGTGAATTGTATAAAATAATATTTGTTATTATTATTTAATTCATTAAAATTTACTTTAAAAATATCATCTATAATATGCTTTCCTTCTTCATTTATTTTTTGGTAATTATCATCTATTATAATATTATACGTTTCATCTAATTCTTTTAATATAGATTTACATAATTCATTTCTTGTATTACCTAATTCATTAAATCCCAATGTATAAAAATATTTGTAAATAATATCTTTATAAGATGAATTATAATATAGCGCCTGATAGAATTTACTACTTACGTTGCCATGTAAATATAATTTCATATTACTTTCCAGTTGAACCGAAGCCACCTTCACCTCTTAGTGTATCGGATAATTCATTTACTTCTATAAAGTGTACAGGTGGATGTGGGATAATCATAATTTGCATAATTCTATCACCTACACCATACAAAATTTGGCCATCTTTAGATAAAGATTTTTGATTAAAAGTTGCTTGTATTTCACCTCTATAACCACTATCAATTACCCCTACTGAATTACTTAATGATAAATCGGTTTTGCGGATAGATGAACGAGGAAACACTAATCCTACAAATCCTTCTGGTATTTCCATTGCTAACCCTGTTCCGTATGTAACTTGTGTACCATCAAACTTAATTGATGTTGCTACCAAATCCATACCGGCATCTCCATCTTTTGCATAGGTTGGTATTACTGCATTTTCACTTAATTTTTTAATTCGTACTTTCATTATTATGGTTTATAAAATATAAAAATTGGTTCGTATTTATATGATGTTCCTTCTAATTTCATAGAGTTCTTTACACCACTTAAATCTACACCAGTCATCGGGCTCATTGTCATTCTAAGTTTACCTTTGTATTCCATACCTAAACTTGTAAGTACATCAATACTATCTTGTTCTAATGTAAACCATTTATCTTTACCCACTTTGATATCTGCGATGTTCCAGCAAATGTATCTATCATTTTTAAGATATTCAAACGCCGTTGTTAGTGTTGGCTTTAAGAAACCATCTCTCCAACTTTCATATGAATTAAACTTCTTAAAAGATTGTGAGTCATCATCTGAATATCTCTCTCTATCAAAGTATGGTGGTGATGTGAATACAAAATCTAATTCACCTTTATATTTTTGAAATTTTGGGTCTTCGGATATAACCTCTGAACCTGTTGTAAATATTTCATATGTATTTTGATGTCCCCAAAATGGATTAGCTACACCCGGTACTTGTGTATTAAAGAACTCTGCTAAATATTCATAACGAGTCTTACCTATCTCTGGTATTTGGTTTTCAGTATTAGGGTCATTTCCAATGTAGTGAATATTTCTATCACCAACACTCAATGCTCCTAATATCCTACCACCCCATCCCGCTGAAGGGTCATAGATATTAATCTTAGCTTGTCCTTTAATATGCTGAGTAAACCTTTCGTACAAATATTTTGCAGTTAATGGTGGAAAGTTTACCGCTGGTTGAGAACCCATACCAATTCTAAATGCGGCTGTTGCTTCAGGAAATATTCTCTGACCCAATGGGTACACCCTGATTTGAATTGGTTGTTTAGGTAAATCAACTAAGTTATCTATATTTTCACCCCAATCTGCAGTTTTTAAAGATGCGATGTGTTTATATTCTAACACACCACTTTTGTATAATTCTTTTACTTCCTCTGCTGAAATTGGTAGTGATTCTATTCTACTATCTGCTTGCGATAAAGCGAATCCTAACCCTACTCCTTTATCTCCACCCTGCCATTTCTCAATCCATTCCTTACCTGTTGTTAAGTGTGAATTATGGAACTCTATATTATCTTTATGAAGGGTTTTAGAGAAACGATACATACCATCTTGTCTCGTCAATCTTCTCATTTGTTTTGTGAACAATTCTAAATAATCATCCGATGAAAAGATTTCGTAGATTGATGGTTTTGGTTTATCATATGTACTACCACCAATTGCAGTTTTGTACATAGCCGGAAAGAATTGATTTACGGGAGTAGCAAATTTATTAAAGTTAAAAATAACTTCATTTCCATCATCATCCTTTTCCTCAAACTTAGTTATTTTATAACCTTGTAGTTTAGAAAAGTTCTCAATGATTTCTGCTTCATTAACCCCAATCTTAGGTGGTGCACCGGTCTCATCCCACTGCTTTAATGCAGTTTTCTTAAAGTTAGCTACCCATTTTTCAAAGTCAGGAAAAGACATCTCAAGCACTTGTTCGTACTTGAGATTCATTTCCGGGTCATAGAACCAATCACTTCTCTCGTAAAAATGTTTCTTTTCGTAATTCATTATGCCGATAATTGTACCTCTACTAAATAATATTTACATACAAAATCATCAATGATGAAACTGATATGTGCCAATCCTTTAGTTGATACTAACAATTTAGCAGATGTTGCTTCTTTGTTTGCAGTTAAAATCTCTTTCAAATACTTTGCAGAGAATGAAATTGCTTTTACATCACTTGCATAGTTTTCTACTGCTTTGAATGTAATTCTGTTTGAGTTTACATTAGAGTAACCCATAACAATGTTCAAATTACCTTTCTCAGTTAATACTGTAAATGTATCAACATCACTCAATGCGTTTTTAGCTTTGATGAACTTGTCGATAAACTTACCATCTAAATCGATTTCAATATCAAATGGTGGTAATGATTTTAGTTCAGGTACATTTGGGATAACACTCAAATCTGCTAATTGATAAGCTGCTTTGATATCATCACTACCTAAACCTAATGCGATTGATTTATCCTCAACCTTTTGAACTTCTAAATTAACATCATCACCTAATACCGATAACATTTTGTTTAGATTAGAAGTCGTATAGATACCTAACTCTGCATTTTCAAAGTTAAAGTTATCTAATGTGATTTCACCTAATACGGTTTTGTCATCTGCGATAAACTTTGTTGATAATTTTTGTCCATCGGTAGTCCATGTAACCGATTCTACTAATCCAGCTAAATTGTATTTGCTGATAAAGCGTGTGATTCTTGTTTTGTTCATAATTTATGTTTTATTTATATGTCTAATATACGATTTTATTTTCAATTAACCAAAAAATTTAGTGAATATTTCCTTATTTACCATTTTATTGTTCCTCAATCGTTGAATTGGGAGTAATAATTCATCATATCCCACAATCCCATCCCCAATATATTCATGACAATAGGATGCTCTTTGTTTTAACTTACTATATATTGTTGAATGATTGTTAGTTTGCATTCTAAATACACCATTAAATGCCGTAGGTTTCCATTTTTCTATGGTTTTATTTCTATACTCACCCAATGCAGGATTGATAGTTTTTGTATAATATTTACCACCCGTATTTTTAATTATACCCGCACTAAACTCCGATATCTTACTACCAATTCCCATACCTTGATAATCAGGTAGAACTACAACTCTGCTTCCTCTAAAAGATTTCTCTACATTATTTCTACCAATATGTCTACCTATCACACTCATCGCAACCGGTTTGTCATTCCATTCAAACAATAAGAAAATGTATGTTTCGTTTACATCCTCAGTTAAATAGTGATGTTTTTTGAAGAGGTCGAAAGTTTCTGCTTCAACCCTACTAACTTGTAAAGAGATTTCTGGTCTTCCGAGCCGAAGTAAGTCAGCTCTAACAATGCTGCCTCCGATTTCGGGTGAATACGTCCAATCAGGTAGTAACCATTCCATAATATCAAAATGACAGGATGCTAATATAATTTTCTTATTCTCTCTACGGATATACTTTTGTAATGCAAAACTCATTGCCTTTGCAACATCTCTATCAACCACCGATGTATATTCATCAATTAGAATTATATCACCATCATTTGCCTTTGCAATCGTATAGGCTAAGGTTGCTCTATATTGCTCACCATTACTTAAGAAATGAAAAGGTCTTAACCAAGTTGGAACTGATGATAATCCTATTGATGTTAGGACTCTACTTGCCTGCTCCGGTTCTAACCAATCAAAGTTTGAAATCAATGCCTTTTCTTTATCAAACTCTATTACTTTTACACCACCTAATGTATTAAGTATTGTTGATTTGCCACATCCACTACCACCATATATTACCCCAATGTTCCAATCAAATGAATTAAGTCCATCTAAGTTCATAGGAATAGATACAATGGTTTCCTCTCTATTTTGAATATCAAATGTATCATACACATAGTTAGTGTATTTATCATTTTGTATTTTTGATTTTAATTCTATATTCATAACTTAAAAACTAAAGAATTCTTCTAATTTTTTTGAACTAAATGATGATTTTTCCCAACCTAATGCCTTATAGAAATCATCCATTTTATTCTCTAATTCTGCTTCAAATATTTTATCCACATCAATATACTTTTGGATAAATTCTAATATCTCCGGTGGGTCTTGATATCCTTTGAATGCGGCAGTTTCTAAACTCAATGGATTTTGTTTTAGATATACCCATTTAATCTTATCACCATCTCTCATAGGTGCATATTTGAAAGGGCATTTGAAATGTTTAAGTAATCTATTGTAAGTAATACCTGCTTTAATATGTGCAGGAGTTCCTTTCTCAAAATCACCTAATTGTTTATTCTTACCACCCTTATCATATCTACTAATTTCTTTAACTGCCCCACCCTTTGCAATAAGTGCTACATCTAATCCAGCCAATGATAACTTAAATTCTCTTAATTCATTATCTACACTATCATTTGTTTTACCTTGTAGTATATCTCGCAATATTCTTGCCATAAAATCTTGAAATGATTTGGGAAACGATGAACGAACTACATCCAATCCCTTAACATCTAACTTATCCATTGGTAATCCATTCGCTGCAACTATCCATTGTGCATATCTTTTCTTTGCAATCCATATACCAGCCTTACTGATATATTCTTTCTTAATTTCAAATCTATGTTTCTTAATATTAAAGAACTTATCAGCCATTATATCATAGAACTTATTTAAGAAATCTTGCACCTCTCCCGCGATATCATCAATCTTTTGGGTCATTGTTGTATCATCAAATTCTGCCCAATTAGGGAATCTATGTTTAACTAATGGAAGTGCTGAAAAGAATACTGAATCTGTATCAATGTAAATATTGTAATCATCATTTGTTCCTAACTCTTTGTTATACTTAATGTTTACCATCTTTGCCGTATTCTTAATTACCGTCTGACCCGTTGTTGTTACCGCTGCTGCATTATCCACATCATAAAAGCGAAACGCTGGTAATCCCAATACTCCATATAAAGAGTTAAGTAAAATCTTTTGAACCAATTGTCTTTTAGCATAGAATTCGTGTTGTTGTTTATTACCTTCTTTACCATATTTCTTTTCTAACTTACGATACTCAACCCTTTGTTGAAACCACTCATCTAATATATCTGCAATCAATCCAACCTTATCCTGTGTATATAAAACCCCATTAGATGATATGGATAAGTTTTCCTCATTCATTTCTTTTCTAAGTTCTTCGGTAGTATAATTAAGTGCGGTATTTTCAATATTCCATACTCTATAATCACCCTTAACAAATGCTTCCGCATCAAAGTTTGCAATCTTACCCACCTTTGTTTCGGGAGAAATATTTAAACTCATAATGATTGATGGATATAGTGATGTTAAATCTAAATCATATAGCCAATCGTACTTACCTGGTATTGGGTCTTTTACATATGCTCCTATGAAACCCTGCTCACCACTCTCTTTCAAAGCTTCCATTTGTTCCCTTCTATCTGATGGTTTATTTGGTGCTACTAAATTTCTTTTCTTTAAGTAGTTCAAACAAGCTCCCTCTAAATATTTTGATGAATAAATATAATCCTCATATGGAACATGTCCAGCGTGACAGATACCTCTGCATAAATCAATAAATTGTAATTTTCTATCCATCTCTACTACCAACTCAACATCCACAATATTATACTCAATAAATTTTTCTAGGTCCTCTTTAAATAAATCATCCAAACTTCCAGCATATTCAACTTTCTCTCTACCTAATTCTTTCTTTGCAATATAGTTCAATGTATATGATGGTGATAATCCATAGTTATAGTTTTTATACAAAGTAATATAATCTAATATACTAACTCCCGCAAACGTCCATTTTTTTCTATATGGTGAATAAAAAGCATCTCTAATTGGTGATAATCTATACGCGTTTTGCTTACCCAATACGTTAACTAAACGATTGAATAAATACGGAATATCAAAGAAATCTATATTCCATCCTGTTAATATTGTAGGATTAATATGTTCGTAAATAGTTAAGAACGCATTAAGTAATTCTCTTTCACTTCTAAATGCCTTAATAATACGATTATCTTTTTTGATGGTAGATTGTAACTTACCTTCCTTATCTAAAACTAATGCATAGTAAGTATCGGTTGGTCCATCGTGCACCGCAATTGCTGTAATTTCATTTTCGGCTTTCTCTACATCCGGCAACCCACTTTCCATTTCTACCTCAATATCAAAAGTAAGAACCACATGTCCTTCCGATGGTAAATCGCTTTCTGAATATAAATCAACTAAGATACGGGTTGTTTCGGGTACATCTGTTTCGTAATAAGCCGGGTCATCCTTTTGGAACTCATAGATTTTAGTAACCTTTGTTCCATCTAATGCCGTTGATTGACCTCTCTCTGCCGGTGCATATGCGTAATTAAATGTTTTGTATGGGAATGTTTGATAACCTAATTTATCATCCCAAAGATGAACTAAATCCTTTCCTTTTTGTAAGTAGACGTTTTGATACATATGTTATAAAGATACAACAAATTATCCTAACCACAAAATTATTTAATCTTTAATTTGAATTTCTTACCCGATGGGATTGAGTATACTGCAAATATAGGAGTTACTTGAAATTGTAAATCTCTCATTCTATTTGTGTACGATTGCCACATTTCTTTTTCTAAATAAGCAATTGTCATATGTGGTCTATATTCTGTAAATTCGTTTGAGTTTGGTAGTTTACTTAATAAGTCATGCGCTTTTTCTAAACCATCACCTACGGCATCCATTTTTAATACATCGTAATTATCACTTTCAAAAACCGAAACATTACTTAGTTGTATATCTCCAAAATGAACTCTATCTAATAATTGTTGAACTATTTGTGGAGTTACGTTAGAATGTAATCCGTATAACAAAGTTACGTGAGGTTCGGTTTCTTTACCATACTTACCACTACCATCATCGTAAATATCTTTATCATCTATAATACCAGTAAGTTGACTTTCGTTAAAATCAAAGTATAACATTACACAACCATATTCGTAAGGGCCGTTTTTAATTTCTTTAAGTATCTTTCTTAATTTAATCACGATACTTTAAAATCTTCTTTTAACTTTTGTAAAAATAATTCAATACCTTTGTTGTGATTTTTTTTCCAATCGTTTGCATCACCATTATCCGATATGAATTTATATGAGGTAAAATCAAATCCATAAATCTTACATACTTTTGCAATTGAATACGCTTCCATATCACATATAGAACGTTTTGTATTACTTTGAAATGTATCGGTAGTAAAACATACATCACTATTACCAAATATTAAAGTACCCGCTTCTAATTTAGGATAAATTAAGTCATCGAATGGAGTAATGTATTTTTTTGCAAATTGTTTAGTATCTATATCACCTTGTTGGAATTGTAAACATTTAATAAGTTCACCAATTTTATAATCAGATGAACCAGCTGAACCATAATTAATAACAATAGTTTCGGATGGTGATAACTCTTTTAATATTTCCGTTGCTTTAATTGCTGCATTTACTTTACCAATTCCGGTGTATATAACATCCACTCCCATAGGTTCTAATCCTTTTGGAAACTCACTTGGTAATGCAACAAACAATTTTATTCTCATACTCATAAATATAACAAATTTGCTGTAAGGGATGGATTCGAACCACCATAGGGAGATTTGAAAAGTAACATAATCGCTTGCAAGCTGGTGGTCAACCCCCATATTACCTTTCTATTTCTTAATCCCTATCCTCGAGACGAGAGGACATGTCTGCCAAATTTCAACACCTTACAATTTTTTATCTTTTACAATGTTAAATGTTGCATTATGAAAGATTCTAATTTGGTCAGAACGATAGTGCCTAACTATACCACCTTCACATAATACAACACACCAAATATCATTTTCCAAAGTACCACCATCGGTAACATAGATAGCGTAACCATCTTTGTTTCCTTCTACTACAACAGGTATTGGTTTTTGAAATTCTAACATCATAAAAATAAGTTGCGGAGAGAGTAGGATTCGAACCCACGGACCTTTGACAGTCTCCTGATTTCAAGTCAGGTGCAATAGACCAACTCTACCATCTCTCCAATATACTAATAGATATGTACTTCTTCGTTTCTAAAAGTTTCCTTATCTAAAAAAGTAGTATTCGATTGTCTCCTTCTAGCTTCCTCAGCTGCTTTATACCATCTAATCCAAGTCAAAGATACATCAACAGGTGCTAATACCCATGCCATAATCAATACCATTATAGTATCTAATTCAGGTGATTGCCCAGTTGGGTCATTTGAATATCTTTTGTTTAAATTTTTAAATAACTGATAGAAACAATAGATAACACATATTACATAATAACTAACTAACATAACTTATTTTTTTATAGTTTTAATTTTAATTTTTACCGCTTCTTCGTTTATATGTGGATTTACTTTAATTGTAGTAGTACCAGTCTTCTTATCGTGCATAAACACATAGCCATGTACTTCTTTACCAATTAATTTTTTAATATTATCTTTTGTAATCTCCATTGTTCATTAAATATACGAAAAATAATTTATACTACCAAATTTAGTAAAGTATTTATAAAAAAATAAGCAGGTGTGGAATCACCTACTTATTTTAGTGAATGAGAAACATCTGTCTCTCTTTATGGCTTCATCACCAAAGCCCATGTAGTCCGGATTGGATTCAAACCAATGGCCCATATCTT